GACAAACAGCGTCTGGTTTATATTCTCTTTTTATTCCAATGGAGTGGAATTATGAAGGATTCATTGACCAACACGGAATTCCAGTCTTTGATAGTCCAGACCATGATGTCTTCGATCCACAAGGGGAATTAATAGATATAGGGGTTATAGAAAACTGGCAGAACGAAGCTGATGGTCTTAAAAGCGATGCAGATGCTTTAAATGAATTTTATAGACAATTTCCTAGAACTACAGAGCACGCTTTTAGAGATGAAGCTAAAAACAGTATATTTAATTTAACAAAAATATACGAACAGATAGATTATAATGAAGAAATGTCTAGGTCTTTAGGTGTTACTAAAGGTAACTTCCAATGGGTTAATGGCGTTAAGGATTCTACTGTTATATTTTATCCTGATAAAAACGGAAGATTTAAAGTTAGCTGGGTTCCACCACAGAATATACAAAACAAGGTTGTAATAAAAAATGGAGTTAAGTGGCCTGGAAATGAGCACATGGGATCTTTTGGGTGTGACTCGTATGATATTTCAGGAACTGTAGATGGCGTAGGATCTAAAGGTGCACTTCACGGGTTGACAAAGTTTTCAATGGAAGATGCTCCAGCTAACAGCTTTTTTTTAGAGTACTTAGCAAGACCACAAACAGCAGAGATATTCTTTGAGGACGTTCTAATGGCTTGTGTGTTTTATGGGATGCCTATACTAGCAGAGAATAATAAACCTCGTCTATTGTATTATTTTAGAAGACGTGGTTACAGAGGTTTTAGTATGAATAGACCTGATAAAATATGGAACAAATTATCTGTAGCTGAAAAAGAAGTAGGTGGAATACCTAATTCAAGTGAAGATATAAAACAAGCTCATGCTGCTGCAATTGAAATGTATATTCAAGCACATGTAGGGATAAAACAAGATGGTTCATTTGGAGACTGTTACTTTAACGAGTTGTTAAACGACTGGTCAAGATTTGATATAAACAAAAGAACAAAGCATGATGCTTCTATTAGTTCTGGTTTAGCTATTATGGCTAACAACAGACATTTGTACGCGCCAAATGCTAAAGTAGAAAAACCGAAACTAAATATAAGTATTGCAAGGTACGCGAACAAAGGTAATACATCTAAATTAATCAAAGAATAATATGGCAGAGTCTGTTATAAATAATTTTTTCCCTAGCCAAGTCGTAAGTGATTTGGAGAAGATGAGTTATGAATATGGTTTAAAGGTAGCTAAGGCTATTGAAACTGAGTGGTTTCATACAGATAGAGGATCTAATAGGTATAGAAGTAATCAAAATGATTTTCATAATTTAAGACTATACGCTAGAGGTGAGCAGTCTATACAAAAATACAAGGATGAGTTATCTATAAATGGTGATTTGTCCTATCTTAATTTAGACTGGAAACCAGTACCTATCATACCTAAGTTTGTAGATATAGTAGTCAATGGTATTGCTGAAAGAACTTATGACGTAAAAGCTTATTCTCAAGACCCTTACGGTGTTAGTCAACGTACTGAGTACATGGACTCTATACTTGCTGATATGCAAACTAAAGAATTAAATGACTATGTAAACGAAGCTTTTGGAATTAATTTATATGAAAATGACCCAGAAAAACTTCCAGACTCAGAAGAGGAGTTAAAGCTACATATGCAGTTAAGCTACAAGCAAGCTATAGAATTAGCTGAAGAGCAGGCAATAAACACTTTGCTTGAAGGAAGTAGGTACGAACTTACAAAGAAAAGATTTTATTATGATTTAACAGTGTTAGGTATTGGAGCTGTTAAAACTTCTTTCAACACATCTGAAGGTGTTGTTGTTGATTATGTTGATCCAGCTGATTTAGTTTACTCTTATACTGAGTCTCCTTATTTTGACGATGTGTATTACGTTGGTGAGGTTAAATCAATTCCTATAAACGAACTTGTAAAGCAATTTCCATTTTTAACAGCAGAAGACTTAGAAGATATAGTTAAGAATAAAAACTACCACCAATCAAACTATCATAACAACAAGCATAATTTAAGAGAAGAAGATAATAACAAAGTTCAAATACTTTACTTTAATTACAAAACCTATATGAATGAGGTTTATAAAGTTAAAGAAACTGGTAGTGGAGCTGATAAAATATTATCAAAAGATGATACATTTAACCCTCCAGAAAATATGGAAGGTGGATTTGGAAAGCTAGAAAGATCAATAGAGTGTTTATATGATGGTGCTTTAATACTTGGCACTAACAAGCTTCTTAAATGGGAGATGGCTAAAAACATGATGAGACCTAAAAGTGATTTTACTAAAGTAAAAATGAATTACGCTATTGTTGCTCCTAGAATGTACAAAGGTAAAATAGAGTCTTTAGTTGGTAGAATTACTGGTTTTGCTGATATGATTCAGCTAACTCATTTAAAATTACAACAAGTACTTTCGCGCATGGTACCTGATGGTGTTTATTTAGATGCTGACGGTTTGGCTGAAATAGATTTAGGTAATGGTACAAACTATAATCCACAAGAAGCATTAAACATGTTTTTCCAAACAGGATCTGTTATTGGTAGATCATTTACTTCTGATGGAGATCAAAACCCAGGTAAAGTACCTATTCAAGAAATACAATCAGGATCTGGTGGGCAAAAAATGCAAAGCTTAATCCAGACTTACAACTACTACATGCAAATGATAAGAGATGTAACTGGTTTAAACGAAGCAAGAGATGGTTCTTTACCAGACAAAAATGCTTTAGTTGGTGTTCAAAAGCTAGCAGCAGCTAATTCAAATACAGCTACAAGACATATACTACAGTCTGGTTTATTTTTAACAAGCGAAGTTGCAGAATGTTTATCTTTAAGAATATCAGATATATTAGAATTTTCACCAACAGCAGATGCTTTTATACAAGCTATAGGTTCTCACAATGTAGCAACCTTAGATGAAATGAAAGATTTACATCTTTATGATTTTGGTATATTTATAGAATTAATGCCAGATGATGAAGAGAAAGCTGTGCTTGAAAACAATATACAAATGGCTTTACAGCAACAGTTAATAGAACTTTCTGATGCTATTGATCTTAGAGAAATTAAAAACATTAAACTTGCTAATCAACTTTTAAAAATACGTAGAGAACAAAAGCAGCAAAAAGATCAAGCTATTCAACAGCAAAATATTCAAGCTCAATCACAAGCCAACATACAAGCTCAACAAGCTTCTGCAGAGTTAGAAGTGCAAAAAGCCCAAGCTATAGTGCAGACTGATATGCAGTTAGAGCAAATGAAAGCTCAGTTAGATAGTCAAAAACAAGCTCAAGAGGTTGAATATAAAAAACAATTAATGCAGTTAGAGTTTCAGATGAATATGCAGTTGAAGTCAATGGAGGTTGAAGCTAACAACAGTAAGGAAGCACAAAAAGAAGATCGCAAGGACGAAAGAACAAAAATTCAAGCAACTCAACAAAGTGAGATGATTGATCAAAGAAATAATCAAAAACCACCTAAAAACTTTGAGTCAGCAGGTAATGATATAGTAGGTGGAGGTTTTGATTTAGGATCTTTCGAGCCTAGATAAATTATTATTAACTATTATTATATTATATTATGGAAGAAAACGTAGAAAACGTAACTGAAAATGTTACAAAAGTAGACTTGTCTCAAGGTGAAACAACTGTTGAAGACAATGTTATTAAAGTAAACTTAGATAAACCACCAACACCAAAAGAAGATGAAATTAAAGAAGATAACCCTGTCAACGAGGGAGTGGTTGCAGAGCCTGATAATGCCGAGCCCACAGAAAAACAAGAAGAAGTACAACAGGAAGAACAAACACAAGAAGACTCTCCAGTATTAGAAGAAATAACTGACGAAGAGATTAAAGACGAAACAACAGAGCTTACTGAAGAATTACTTGATGCTAAAATAGAAGAAGCAGAAACTGGTAAAGCTATGCCTGAAAATTTACAAAAAGTTGTAGATTTCATGGAAGAAACTGGTGGTACTTTAGAGGACTATGTAAAACTTAACCAAGACTATACAGGCTATGGTGACATGGAAGTGTTAAGAGAGTATTACAAACAAACAAAATCTCATTTAGATTCAGATGAAATAGAATTCTTAATTGAAGACTCTTTCTCGTATGACGAGGATGTTGATGAAGATAGAGATATTAAAAAGAAAAAAATAGCGCTTAAAGAGCAAGTTGCCAGCGCTAAAAGCCACTTAGACGGGCAAAAGTCTAAATACTATGAAGAAATCAAAGCTGGTTCAAAGCTAACGCCTGAACAACAAAAAGCAATGAACTTCTTTAATAGGTACAACAAGGAGTCTGAAGAGACTAAAAAAATAGCAGACAAACAATCTAATACTTTTTTAAATAAAACTAAAGAAGTTTTTAACGATAAGTTCAAAGGTTTTGAATATAACATCGGTGAGAAAAAATATAGGTTTAATGTGAAGAATGCTGGAGAGATAAAAGATAACCAAAGCGATATTAATAATTTTGTCAAAAAGTTTTTGAACAAAGATAATGAAATGTCAGATGCTAAAGGTTACCATAAATCTTTATTTACAGCTATGAATCCCGATGCTATTGCAAATCACTTTTATGAACAAGGTAAAGCAGATGCTATGAAAGATAGTGTTGCTAAATCTAAAAATGTTGACATGAATCCTAGACAATCCCACGGTGGATTTGAAACTGGAGGAATGAAAGTAAAAGTGCTAGGCGATGACTCTCCTAACTTTAAGTTTAAAATTAAAAACAAAAATAAATAATAAATTTAAAAAAACAAAATTATGGCAATTACATTAGGA